CCGATGGGAGCGGCGGTGAAGAGGTAGTCGCCGGTGATGATTTGATCGGCGCATTTGACCTGGCATTCGAGTCCTCGGAGGAAGGTGTACTCGATGGTGGTGAAGTCGGTGCCGTAGCAGTCCCATCGCTGGGCTTGCTGCGGTGTCCATTCAAGCTCTGGATCGGAGCTGAATGCTAGCGCGTGCGGTGGCACCGCCCGGTAGACGGCCCCGCATTCAAGCATGATGGTGCAGCCCCACATCCGACCTGGGATGGATACTAGGCCAAACCAGACGCAGGGGATGAATGCTGCCCCGGATAATCCGAGGAAGGATGCTTCGACGAAGCAGTACTGATGGTGAGGCAATTGGCCTGCTTGTGAGTAGATCATGGGTAGTCTGGTAGGGCTTTCTTGAGTTCGATCAGGGTGCAGTTGTCTCCGTCGGCCAGATGCCGATTGGCTTCGAGTGTGGATCGGATGGCTGTCTCCAGCCGCTTGATCCGTTCCTTGGCCTCCTCCAGTTCTTTCCAAGTCTTCACTGCGTCGATGGTTCTCATTTCTTCGATGGTCATGGTTTCTTCGTAAGTGACTTGATGTACTTGTTCCTCTGCCGTGGTGTTAGACCGATGATGTAATGTAGCACCTCAACCGCGTTGATTGAGTGGAGCAATTTCCAGTACGGTCTTGCGGCATCGAGTTCCTTCGCTCGCTCAATGTCCACAACCAGCACCTCGCTGGTCATGGTGTGTCGGTAGATGAATGCGGGATTCATTCCTCCTCCTTCACTTTGCCGGTGTCTGGGTCAACGATTCCAAGACTGATGGCGTTGAATAGGATCGTGTTGCCGCAGGTACGACAGGAAACTAGGATCAGTGGAGCAATAGCCGCACCGGGGCAGTGGTTTCCTTCGTTGTATTGCTGAACCTGATGGATGCCAGAGATGTCCCATCGGGTACTTTTGGAGCAGATTGGACATGGCCTGTTGCCAGTCCAGACTTCATTGATCCTCCGAATTATGAGGCGATTCTGTGATTCATTGAGTTTCATCTTCCCTCCAACCATTTTTCGAGGTCATGGAGTTCATCCACTTTGGCTTCGAGTTCTTTGATGCGTTTATTCGCTCCAGCCAGTTGCCTCTCTAGCTGACGGGCGAAGCCAGCCTTCACGAAGTGCTGGAACGCCACCGTGACAACCGGCTGTCGGTCTGTGCGCGGGGTTTTGCTGACGACCTTTTTGTTGGCGTTAACAAGATGGCTCACAACTTCACCTCCTTCTCATTCCACAGCAGCAGATCGGCGCGGAGAGCGTCGTTCTCCTCCTCCAGCCGCTTGATGCGGTCTTGCTGTTCTTCCAGTCGCTGTGCTGCTTCAGCAATCGCTACTGAGACAACGCCGTCATTACCGTCGGATACGATTCGCATCGCTTTGATCAGTGTTTCGGTTGAGCTTCTCACGGCTTGGCCTCCTTGGCTTCTGTCCAAATTCTTACTCTGGCCGCATATTCAAAGGGGCAGATTGCTTCATCCCCCGCCTCCTCCAGTCGCTTGATGCGGTCTTGAAGCCGCAGGTTTTCTTCATCCAGAATTTGCTGCTGCCGGATGATTGAGTTTGCCGCGTTGAGTTCGCGTTCGATCATCCTGATCCGCATCCCCAGATCGGCCACGTTGTGCGGAGTTGAGTCTGATATTGGGGTGTCGCTCATTTACACTCCTTCCATTTGAACTGCGGTTTACCGCTTGCGTCGTTTGTGTAGTAGGCGGCTCCTGCGAGGATGGCTTCTTTTCTCAGTGCCGTGTCACCTCTGGTGAATCCTAAGATAATTCCGATGATGAACATGCTCACAGCAACTGCGCCTGTGAGTTTTGCTAAAGTGTCGTCGCTCATTTGCCCTCCCTCGCTTTGAGCATCGCGTCGGCGTATTCATAGGCAGATCGGGAAACCAATTCCCCATCCTTCTTGCTACTGGCCGGAACGCTCGCGTCCGAGATGATTCCCTGCAACGCAGCCGCCGCGAAGTAGTCTCTGACAGTGATACCAGATCTCGAACCGTAATGGGTCATGCAAGGTTGACCGTCTTGATAGAATCCATGCGTTGTCGCGGTTGCAGCAGTTGGAAACGCCGGTCCTCCGTCGTTGATTGGTGCGCTCATTTCCCCTCCTCCATCACCCCGCACGGAAGCCATGTTTTACCGCCGTCAATGCTGTGTTCGTATTTTTCACACCAATCCTTTCTGTTCTCTTCGCTAGATGTGCGGTCGATCAACCAACGTGTTTTGGGGTATTCACGATTCCTCGCCTGCATTCCCAGCGGCACCTCGTCCGCAGTCCACGGTCGGAGGACAGGGGTGGGTTTGATGCGGTACATTTTTGTGTCGTTACCCCAGTTCCAATACGGATCATCTGCTGTTGCAGTAGGTGTACGCATTGATATCAATTCCTTCCCATCCACAAATGCCTGCATTACTTTGATGGCTTCTTTGGTTTGTTCGATGTTCATTCGGTTTCCTCCACCTTCACCATCGGAACAAAGTCCAATCGGTTGCTCTCGTCGATTGCGATTCCCCAATTGTTCCTGCGGCAGGACAGTTCGGTGGCGTTGTACACTTCCGCCACCTTCTCGTCCGGCAGGTAAATGGACAGCAGTCCTTTGAATGTTAGTCGTACCGTCTCTGATTTGTTTTGCTCGCTCATTTCGCCTCCTGTCTCTTTAGATATTCTGCAATTGCTTCATCTGCTATGTATTGCAGTTTGTATCCTCTCTTTGCTGCGTATTCCTTCAATCTCCGATGCGTGTCGTCTGACACGACAAACATCTTAGCGACGGGGCGTTTGGGTTTGGGTTTGTTCATTTTATTCGCTCGTAATCGCTTCGTGAATGACCTTGAAATGCTCGGCAAAAATGCCGTCTCGAATAGCCAGCGCAATCTGGCGATGTTCCTTCTGCGTACCCTTCGCACACCGCTGCTCGAAGTAATGAATCCATGAGCGGATGTTGCCGGTCATGTAGAGCGTTGTTTGTGTGCAGAGCGGGAGAACCATGCGAGCGGTTTCGCGGCTCACACCCTCCTGGAGGAGCTGGCGATAGGTCTTGAACGCAAGATCGACAGACTTGGCCACCGCGTCGTACGCCCAGTCTTGATTGAACGAATCGCCACTTCCCTGGCGATTGACTCGATCCTGAGTGCGAAGTTCGACCGGCTCCGGCGAATCACTCGGCGCATACCGTTGTGAAAATTCTTGGAAGCAGAACGAACGATGGCGAATGATCTGAGCGGAGATGGCGCGGCTGGTCTGAATCTCGACGGTCATACTGGCCTGTTCGAAAATGCTCCAGTGGCCGTTCTTGATGCAGTAGGCCAGTAACTTCGGAGCGGTCAGCAGGCTCATCTGATTGCTCGGATTGCTGACTCGCGCTGCGAACGTGATGAAGTCGGACGCGGTCATTGTGCCGTCGCCGACAAGTGGTTTTGTGATTGCTGCGATTTTGACTTTCATGGATGCAAATTAAATTCTTAGGTTTGAGCGTTAACTAGGAATGCGCTCCCCTCCCCCCGTCTTCCTTAGTTTAGAACGGCTTTTCTTCGTCAGACTCAGGAGCAGTCGGCGCAGGAGCTGCCTTCATGTTCTTGATGCGATACGCCTTCTTCTTCTCTCCATTCGATTCGTACTCTTCAGCACGGACAGTGATGGCCAGCTCAAGGCCGATCATTGAGCGCAGGAAGTTGGCGTAGCTACCCTTCTTACCAAGGAAGTCCACCTCGGTTCCATCCGGCACGTTGTGATTCGTCGCAGCAACCAACTGGTTGACGCGGAACCAGACGTTCTCCTGGTTGATGAAGCGGTCGGCGATGCTCGATCCGTCCTCGGTTGCGAATGTCACCTTGCAGACCTCGCGGCCCTTTGCATCGAGCGTTTCCTCGACCTTCATCACGGTGACGGTGTACTCGCCTTCAGCGTTGATGTAGCTGCCTCCGGCGTCCTTACGATTAACTTTGAACATATTGTTTTAGGGATTTGGATTGTGGTCTAACTCTCGGATTTATTCAGCACCCATTTCGGGCATGAAAGTGTTTGTGTCGCAGTCGGATAGGCTGGCCAACTGTCCAGTGCGCGGCACTCGTGGAGCATTGAGATGGCTTTACGCCTCAGATTCTCACCGGCCTGAAGCCACTCGATGTCCAGCTTGTAGATACCGACGGCGTACGGCGCTTTGCGTTCGACGGCCACGAAGATGAAGTTCTCAGCTCCGGTCATCGCCAGATAGTGCGCGGCTTGAATGTGGTAGCCGAACGTGGTGACGGTTCGCGAGAACGCTTCAGCCGAAGCATCGTCGGTTGTTTTGACATCGACCAGCGTGTCGTTATCGACCCACAAATCGGGACGAGCTTTGAGAGGTAGGCCAGTCTCCTCATCTTGAGCGAAGACACTCGCCTCGATCTTGTGCGGCAGGTTGATGATGTCCCAGAACGGATGGCGGCGGACGCTGTTCGCGACGCCCTGGACATCAATGTCCTCAGCATGAGTCAGATGGATGCGTGACTTGTGCTGCTCCTTCCACGCTTTGCCTTCCTTCGTACGACCGTCGATGTCCGGTGGGACAACGGCGACAACCTGCGAGTACAGTTGCGGTTCAAGGACAGCGGTGTGAATCGCCGTGCCAAGCTGCATAGCCTTCGTCGGCTCCTGATGCTCCTCCAGCGCGGCTTTGTAGTGCGCCGGTGACTTGAGGATCTTGGTCATCATCGACTTTGAGAGAGCGTCAACGGCGTGATACTTCTCGGCTGGCATGTCGAAATTAACGTGGCGGTTTAGAATGCTCATTCGAGTGTGGGAGCTGAGAACGCCTTAGCCTTGGAGATGAAACCATCAGCGTCGCTGATGATCATGTTGGCCACCTTGGTGCTGACATCGCGGAAGTTCTGACCTTCCTTGATGAGGTTCTTCGAGAGCAGGAACGCATTGGCGATGTCGCTGTGCGGTTCGAGGATTTGCTCCAGCTTGTCTACAAGCGAGAAGGTTGATTCCGGCGTCACATTGACCGTCTGGCGCGTCGGAGTGGGTTGGGCGGGTGCTGACGGCGTAACAGAGAAGTCGGCCACCTCCTCCGGCGTGTATCGGCCTTGCGTGATTCGCGGATCGAGCATGCGAGTCGCCTTGCTGATAACGCGCGCTCGCAACATCTCAGCGGGGAACTTCGCCCAGCCGCTTCCCGGCTTTGCGGGGATTAGACCGGCAATCTTCGCATCCTCTGCGGTGAATGAGACGCGAACCTTCTTCACACCCTTGCTGAAGTCGGCAATCGCCGCCACCGCATCGAACTGAATCCAGTCGATGTCCCATCCGGCATTCATCAGACCGGAGAGCATCGACTCGCTCTTCATGGTGATGTTGCCGTTGATCAAATGGTTCTCGCGCTTCCAGGAAAGCGGAGTCATCCGGCTGGCGATGCACTCAAGAGCGAGGACATAGCCCTGCTCAGGCTTCGTCGCGCCGAACATGCCGGAGTGTGCGATCCAGTCGCCCATCGTCTTCACCGCATCCATCGGACTGTCGATGCGGTCGTAGAAGTCAGGACTGGCTGGACTCAGAGGTTGCGGTGCTGTCAATGGAACTAGGTTGTTGTTGCTGATCATTTGTATTCTCGTTGTTCTGCGGTTTTGGTTTCTTGGCTGCGTACGGATTCACAGCTCCGGTCATTGCTCGACTCTCAAGAATCGCCGCGATGTCGGACTCGGTGAAAAGGATTCGTCGGCCAATTCTCCTGTGCTGGATGCCGTCATTGCGAACGATTCGCCTTAGCGTCTCGGTGCAAATTTGAAGCATCGCTGCTGTGGCTTTGGCGGTGTAAACTTTCAAATTTGAAAAGGGGGATGGCAACTGGGTGATCAATCACGGGTGAAATCCAAAACACCCTGTCGCGCCACCTCGACGCGCTCTATGCCCAGTTGCCAAAAAATTGTCATCGTTGCGGACGTAGTGTTGCAGTTGTCTCAAGTCGTTGCAAGAGGATTTTCAAAAATTTTTCGGCCTAGTCGTGTCTCGATTCTTTGGAGGTAGGCCACCTGCTCCGGTGTTCCGTTCACGCCGCTGCCATTGAGGAACGTCACGCGCTGGTCCATTAGATGTTCCTTGCGGCGTTGCCATTCCTTGTCGGATTCGCCGTCGTCGCGTCGGATCGTGTACGGGCCGTTGCGGAGTTCTAGGGTGTACGTTTCGGCGTTTGGATTAAAAGGCTGACGCTCTGGTTTCGGTCCGAAGCCTTCCCAGGTGTCATCGTCGTCAACGTCCTGATAAGATGAACGCTTCAACGCTTCATCGATCTTGCGTTCATGCTCCTTCAAGGTTTTTTCGATCCTGCCTAAACTCTTGGTTGCTCGCTCGACGAAACCGGCAAGCGTTGCAAAATTTTGTTCAAGTTGTGTGAGTTTATCGGTTTCCATAGTCTGTTGGTTTCTGGGTTATTTCGAAGAATACTGCGGAAAGAGTCGTGCAAACTCGTCGGCCAAAGAAGGTTCGGTTGATTCCACGGGTTGCTCTTCAGCGGGTTCGTCGGCTGGCTCACCCGCTTTCCTATCATCGCCCCTTTTGCCCTTGGTTCGCTTTGCAGTCTTCCGCTTGAGGCCTTCAACATCATCTTGCAACCGGCGCACAGTTGACTTCAAAACGGCCAACTGCCGCTCAAAAGCGCGATGCTCACGGATGATCGACAACTCGCTTGTCTCAGCGTCGGCTGGCCGAAACTCGCAACCCTTCCACTGCCGCTCAATCTTGTCGAACACCAGCACCCGACACTTCGGATGCCGCATCGAATTGAACGCCCGTATCGCCGCCGCCAAGTCGCAACCCATCTCCTGTCCGATGTAGGCCAGAACTTCCGACTTGCTAGGGTCCAGATCATGCCGCTTCGGGGGCATCTGGCTGAACATCGTTCTTGGTGTTTTTCCTGATGGCAAATAGCTCATAACGAACTCTAGTCTGCGGTTCATACCGACCCTTGTCAAGGCCCAGTAGTTAGATTTCCATTTTCTCGGTTAGATTCAACTCTTCCACGGTTAGCTACACGCACTATCTATTTCACTAAAATGAAACCCCCCTTGGGATTAAAAACCCAAGGAGGGGTGGTTTCATCCCGAAAACGGTATGCTTGCTCCCCGCCTTTGAGGGCGGTGTCGCAACCGTTCGGGATGAAAAAGATGAAGATGCGTCGCTCAATCGCTCGACTTGAATGCCGCGCAAACGCTCTAAACGACGCGCTGATGCGTTTTGATTGCTGGATGGTGTGATGACAGCGGACATGGGTTTTGGTGCGCTAGAATCGAATCGGTCGGACGACCTAGTTTTGACTGCGGATTGGTGGCCGACGGGACATCTAACTTTCTACGCGGTGAATGAACACCGGAGTCTGCTCGCCGACGTATGCTCCGGCTTGGTTGAATTCATGGTACTCGACTGCTTCCTCGTAGGTCATACCGCTCGCTTGAAGGTTGGCCAACACCCTTTCGTAATCGTAGGCGACGACCGGGACGCCCCCGAACGACTCGCAGATGCCGATGATGCAGTCATCGAATCCGTCCATGAGAAGCAGGTCAGGATCGATTTCGGCCAGTCTATCTCGAATGTCGCTCATGGCTTGGACCTTTCGGGCGTCGGATAAACATCGTAGTCCTCCGCCATCTCGAACGGGACGACGCGAATCCGGCCTTGCGTGTACTCGCCGGGGTTCAGCTCCTTGGCCGCTCGATCCGCCTCCTTGCGCGTGGCAAATTCGACCGTCTGGTAGCTGACAACCTTCTCCTTCAGATCGGACCAGCCAATCGCGCCGCTGATTTGGATCTTGAATTTGGGCGGTGCGAATTGATTGCGGATCATTGGCACCCTCCCTTTCGGATTATCGAGCAAACCGTCTCCGCATCGTCGATCAGCATTCTCCGCCGATTATCGCCATCGCTCGTCGTGTCGCGGTACATCCGCGCGTAGAAAAGCGAGTCCTCCAGTATTGTCGCCGCGCAATCAGCGTTGCGAAGCCGGTTCGCTGCCTCGCGGAGCATTGGTGAATGCATCATGTGCGCGACTGATTCGAGATTCTCGATCAACTCCTTAAGCGGCATCGTGCTAGCCTGCACAAGAGCTGTTTCGGATAGGTTGCGATAGAATTGTTTGCGGTCGATCATTGCAGCGTCTCCGGTTCGCCGATCTGCATGAGCTTGTCGCCAATCTCGCGCTCGATGATCAGCTCCAGAATCTGGTGGCCATCCGCGTCTATGAGGGAGCAGATATGCCGGTCGTCGTCGTAGATCGAGAGGGGTGTAACACCCGGAGTCTCGCATTCGCCAGTGATGATCGCGTTGAATAGATCGACAATCGTCTGGGCGTTGTCGCGGGATTGAATGGTTAGTTTCATTGGTTTCTGTTGTTTTACCGTCCGGTGAAATGATGGTTTTCGGTGAATTGAACTGTCATGGAATCCTTGACGGTTCGCTGGCGTTCAAGCTCGCGCATGACACGTCGGCCATAGGCGCGCGTGGACGATCTTTTAAGGGCTTTTGGCCCACCTTGCCAGAGCCGAGCGAGACTTTCGTCGCTGAGGTGTTTGCCGTAATGCGAGAAATAGGACTCCGCGATGAAGATCGAGATGGTCCGATTCGTTACCTGCGCGTGGGAATAGTCTGTTCCCATGATGCGGTTCACGTCGCGGACCATGATCGACTTAATCTGCAACGCGCCAAGTTCGCCGTGTTTGCCGCGCGCATGATCGTTTCCACCGGATTCGACCTGAATGAGAGCGGATAAGAGCAATGGATGCATGATTTGATGCGCGATAGAGGTTTATTCGTGGGATTTGCGCGTGGAACGGATGCGCGCACCCCCGGTTTAACGGATCAGGATTCGGATTGCCAATGTCCGGTTTCCTTTTGCTTTTGGTTCACGTTGACCATGCGCCATGCGCCGCAAGGGCAGACTTGCTTGACCGTCGCCCAGCCGTGCGCGCGGGGATTCGGGCGATTTGAATCAACCGGACCAGCGAAACATCTGCTGATGAATGTTTTTGGCTTGTGAGTGTGTTTCTTCATGGCTGACCTCCCCTCGCCTTCCTGATTACCTCGCGCGCGTAGTCTAGGTCGTCGTCGTCGGCCATTGGATGCGTGAGACGTTCGAGGGCGGCTAGTAGCTCAGGCGCGCATGACATAAGCGGCAAAGCATCGAATCCTGAGTTGATAGGAACAGCTATCGGCTCCGAGTCGCCACACTCGAAAACGCGGACGATTGCAGGTGAGTCGCCGCAGCCGTGAGGATCGAGACGCCAAGGGCCGGGGGTATGGGATTTCATTGGGTTCTTAGGCGTTGGAGTTTTTGGAGATGACCGCGAAGGCGCGCGAACCGTCGCAATCTTGGCGAAGATCGGCGGTCGATAGGTAGAGGTATTCGCCGTCGTCGC